TTCCATCTTTTTAATATGCCAATTGTCCTCAAGGGGAGGCTTAGGGTATTTGTCTGGGTTAATTTCATGTAATAATTGCCATAAGACAAGGCAATCGTCATGCTTCCACCATAGGTCGCAAGTGTAATTTTCAATTTGAGGACATAACAAGTATCTATCCAGTATTAGCTGGATGATCTCTTCTTGATTCATTGTGCTATCCTATCATTTAAAGGTCAAGCTGTCAATATTATTGCTTGTGCGAACGCTTGAAATGGCACTTAAAAGATAAACTTAATATAACGAGCATTGATGCCCATAGTAACCAACAATCCATTAGTCCTCCTCATCTTTAAGGAAACGAACGTCTTCTTGAAGATCCCGCAAAATATCATGGATTTCTTCAACCATCATGTTGGTTTCCGTACTGATTCTTAGGTCTTTACGAGCTATTTTCTTTTCCGCTTCACCCTCCCTATTGCCTGATGAAAGCAATAGTGAAGATAAAACAATAGCCTCTAAAGATACTACTAGGGTTAATAGTCCAAAAGGAAAGGGTTCAATTTTAAATCCTATCCAAACGCCCCACCAAACGATATGAAAGATAATAAAAAGTGGATTTGCTGAAATATCAGCAACTTTATCTGAAAACTCTTCAACCTTTTTATTAAATCTTACAAACCAGTTTTTCATGCGTCACGCCCTATAAAAATGTATTTTTAATTACATTCTTATTTTACCATATTTATTATATTAATTGTAACGCTTTTTATTCCACAAAGTTTTCTTATAAATATCTTCAGTTAATCTTGTTGTTATATGAACTGCGGGATCTGTTGGATCATACTCATCAGTAACAGATTTCCAATCTTGTCTTTTAAATGGAATAATTTGTACTAAAGGTGTACCAACAAAAATCTTTCCAGTAAATCCTCTTTTCATAACAAAAGGAAAATTAACTGGCATTGGATGTACATCTGTATCCACAACACCTGACAATGTATAAAAAGGTAAATCAAGTCTATTTAATGGATGAGTAAACAAACAAGACCACCCTGGAGCTGTTTTAATTATATTAAGATTTCTCCATTTAAAAGCCATTTGAATATAACTTGGGTCTGCTGCCCAACCTTCTAATTGTCTTCCGTCATGACCTTGAATAAATTCAATATTTGAATTGTGTGCAAAATCTTGTGCTTCTTCGCTAAAAAATAATTCAATTGGTGCAGAATAAATGTAACCAGCGGAAAATGCATCCAACACAGGAATACATTTTTTAACTGTACCCATAGGGATAATTTTAAACTTTGACTTATCTTCTATATCTTTATGTGTATGAGTTACATTTCTTTCAATGTTTTTATACCATTGTGGTAAATGTTTTACCGCTGGAGTTGGTTGTGAAGCTGAAAAAAATCGGTTTGAATCAATAGGCTGAAAGTGAATTTCGCCTTCTTTGATCTTATTTTGTTTGAATTTGAACATTACTCTTCTTGGCCTGTTCCAATGCGATTAATTCATTAAACTTAATCATATATGAATTGATTACGTATACAGTGTCATCAACAGCATCTTGGGCTGCCTTATCTTGCTCTTCTTCTGTATAGCGACCCTTAATAGCCCAGTGTTCTAGTAGTTCCCCTGCAACCTCTGTTACAAGCTTTTCTAATTCGCTAAAATGTAGCGGTACTGCTCCATCTGACATTATTTACTCTTTCTATTGTAGTTGTGAAGTGGATTGATATGAAACATATTTCTAATTCTATTTGCCCTTGCTTCTGTAATCCATTTGTTAATATTAAATAAATATACTGATACGTAAATGGTTGATCCAAAAATGAATCCCCATTGCTTTGTTACAATAGCATACCATACCCAAGCACATTCTGTAAAGATACCTACTGCATACCCTCGCCAGTTTTTACGACCTGTTAAGTAAATACCTATAACACCTACACAAGATAGTGCCCATGACTGCCATTGTTGCATTTTATTCTCCTATTTAATTATACCAAAAGGGGCAGACTTTTGTCTACCCCTTTTGAATATATAACTTACTTCTTTAGTGCAACCTTAGCCTTTGGATGAGCCTTGTTCCACTTTGTAGCAAGAGCGTTGTACTCTGCCTTATATGCTGCTGATGCAAGATCTGCTGCTGCTTGTGCTGCTGTTGTTGCAGCCTTTGCAGTTGCTGTTGCTGCTTCTGCAGTTGCTTGAGCAGCCTTTGCTGCTACAAGTTGTGCATTGAGAGATGCAATTTGTGCATTGAGAGATGCAATTTGTGCATTGAGTGCTGTAATCTGACCGCTTAGATCTGATACTGCAAATGTTGCAATTGCTGACTTTACTGCCACAGGAAGACCTGTTGCTGTTGCTGCAATTGATGAATCAGTTGCAAGAACTGTAACTGTACCTGCTGCTACTGCAGAAAGTGTACCTGTTGCTGAACCAAGAACTGTTACTGGTGTTACACCTGCTGCAGATGTAACTGCAGAAGTTGTAAGAGTCTTTGTGATTGATGCATCAGAGAAGGTTGCACCAACGAGTGTTACAGAGATAGCCTCAGACGCTACTGGATTACCAAATACGTCAGTTGCTGAAACTGAAATTGTAGGAGCAGTATTGACTGCTGCTGATGCTGGAACTGAAACTGCAACGTTTGCTGCAACTCCTGCTGTTCCTTGAATGTAAACAATTGTTGAATATGAACCATTTGTAATGGTTACTGATCCAACAGTTGTGCTTGTTGTATAAGCATATACAGTTGCTGCAACACCCTGAGATGTTACAGAAAGCGATGAAACGCCTGATGCTGCATTGACTGGTGCAAGTGATGTATTAAGTGCTGAAACAAGCTTTACGCCTGATGCAACAAATGTTACAACTGTGCCTGTATCTGCTGTAGCAGCAAGTGCTACTGTATTTGATGAATCAATTACATTTGATACTGGTACTGCAACTGTACGTGGTGCTGCAGATGTTGTTGCGTTAGTTACTCCTGCTACAGTAACAGCAAGTGGTGCTGCCTGTGCTGAAGCCGAGATGCCTGTGAATGCTAGGGCTGCAGCGATAGCAATGGCAATCTTCTTATTTGTTTTCATATTTTTCCTATCTAGTTAGTATCCCTGTACAGGATAATCGTACCAAACGGCACGAATACTCTATTGTATCCTAAACATACGCTATAAGTCAAGTGTACTTTAGTTTTTCTTTGTTTGTTTTTGTTGTTTTAAAATCTGAAAAGGTCCAGATGTATAAATATCATTGTTAGCAGCAATTTCAAGAGCTTTTTCTATTGAAGCCCCAGCGTACAACGCACCAATAGCGAATTGAGATCCATTACCTACGCCGTATATGCCATCGCTATTTAACAATACGCTAAAATCATTTCCAATATCAAAGACTTCGCCATCAAATGCAAATAGCATACTAAATCCTGAGTCTTTATCTTCTTTATCTTCTTTCCAACCGTTATCTTCTAAGCACTCACGCATGGCAGGAACAAACTTTGTTATCATAAACTTATAAAGATTTTCTCGTTCCTTAATTGTAGGAACTGGTGGAACAAACATTAACTGTAAAATATCGCAAGGGGTTGAATCACCACTACCTGCAATTAACCAACCATTATTTTTGGTAATCTTTTCCATTTGAGCATGGCGATTTGGACGTGAACCATCTGTTACTTGAGCATCTGCACCCATAGTAACATTGCCGTTCTTGACTACCGCAACAATTGTTGTCACTTTCCTAATTCCTCCAAAATGGATTCTGCTGTTCGAGATTCAATACGGTCAACAATCTCCCCATTTTTCATTGTAAAAATCTGGGGGATGCTCTTGATATTATAGTATTCTACCACCTTTGAGCCAACCTTGTCAACATCTACAAGATAATAGTTAGTTTCAGGATCCATTACAGAAACCTTGCCATAATGTGGCTTTAATTGCCTACATGGGTTGCACCATTCAGCTGTAAAATAAACTACACATTCATTTTCAGATTGAAATTCTTTTGCATCATCTGTAATCTTAAGCAATTAGTTCCTCCGCTGAAATTGGATTTCCAACATAACGACGCTTAAGAATATAATCTCTAACTGATTCAGCACCATTCTGTCTTCCGCCCAAGATAATTACCCATCTAGGCTCGTAACGATTATCTATGCACAACTGGCACAAATAAAGCATCACACCTTCCATTATATCGGATTTCTTTGGATGAAGCTCATTTTTGGTCTTTCCACAGCTAAAACACAGCATTATAAACCTTCCGTTTCGTCAATATAACCTATTCCTATTTCATCTACCACAATAAACTCCTCGTTTGGGACCTCTATAAGGTATTTTACCCCGCCCTCATAATATTCAATCAGAGAAGCCCAAGCACCGTGAGTTTTAATAATTCCATACACATCCTCGTCGGGTATGTATACGTAAGTTATTGAATTCTCAGCGTTGTCCTCTTCTTGCTCTTGCCTGCTCATCAGTATATTTCATCCCTTCTATCTCGCATGGTGTACCATAAGCTTGAATAAGTTCACGGACTAATAATAAATATTCCATGATCTGCATTCTTTGGCTTTCATTAAACTCCATGACATTACTTTCATACACAGTTAAAGCAAGATAGTTTGGTCTTGCTCTAACATCTAAGATAAGGTTTTTGACAGGACATTTAATTGCCCTGACTTTTTTAGCCATCTCAACCGTGTACGATATTTTTGCCATGAATTTTCTTTAACTGTTTCCAAATCTCTGGTTCTTTGTGAGTATTGTTTTGCTTGTCAGTTCTGCCAAGATCCATATACACACCGCCCCAGACACCTTTTTCTTTGCCTAATACACCTTGTTCGTGACATTGCTTAATTACTGGGCAATGTAAACATACTTGATCAACTTGTTTTGCAAGTTCTTTATCTGATTCATAATCGTCATAAAACCAATTAATTGACATGTTGCGACATGCCGAAAGATGATACCATTTGATATCAACTTCATCAATACCTAAATGACTAAATAAACCTGGCATACTTGTCGCTAACCTTCCAAGTGCCACGGTTAGTCATTTTATAATAAGTAGCATATCCCCACTTACCTTTTCTAAACAATCCGTTTGTTGCCATGTAGCCATCGGGATTTTGATTCCACTTTACTAAAGTGTAACCATCCCAAAAAAAGTTGTTTTTAAGATTCTTTTCTACAAAAGCATGAGCTTCTTCGTAGTTTAATTCAAATGATGGCATTAGTTATTTTCCTTTACAACGCCTAGTAGGTTTCTCCAATTAATAAATTGATATTTTTCGTTATCATCATCTTCAACATCTGTTGCATGATTATGAGAATAAATTACTGTATCCCCCATTTTAAGCGGGATGTCATAGTGGTTACCAACGTTATCATTGTCTCCTGGACCAACTGCAATAACTACACCACGACATAGGTTTGTATCTGCCACAGTTGCAGCAATTACTAAACCTGACTTTGTTGTTCTATCTTCTTGCTTATTTTCTTTTACTAAGACTAGACTGCCGAGTGGCTGTATCTTTGTCATTTATTTCCTTTGTTAGTAGGGACGTTTTACCTATTGTATCATTTTATTTGATGCTATGTCAAGCCTATTCTTTAATAAATCTATAGGGAATTGCATATTCTTTTAAAAGCTTTTCGCATGTATAGTTTCTTTCTGAAACTCCAAAGATCAAAGCAAAGTCTGCTCCTTGTTCAATCAATGATAAATCATTTAATGATGTTTTAAGTCTACTTAATTCTTCTTTGATTGAATAACCTTTTTGACGCATATATTTTTCTACCTTGCCAATATATTCAGTAACCATGTTTTCTGCACCCTGCATCCCGCCATGTACAAATATATGTTGCTTGTCATCAGGATAGAAGTGCTTGCGGTCATCAAGCAACACAGTTATTTGACGCATTAATTCGTTATAATCTGTATAGTTTTTACTTCCAAATACTATTACCTTCATGGTTTCCTTTCCGTAAAACACAGAAGATCGGTTTCCCGACCTTCTGTGTCAATATATACGTATATATTTATTACTTAATTGGTGCAAATGCTCCGCCCCATAGGGACTTCTTCATTTCTGCCTTTTCATCTGCTGCTGTTTCTTTAGCAGATTCTGCTGCAGTTTCTTTTTCATCTACTGCTTTGCCCATGCAATCGCATAGGTCCATAGACTTACCGCAATCTGCACATGATGCAGACTTTGTAATTTCGTCTTCTTCTTTTGCTTCATCAGCCTTTTCAACTGGAAGTGTTTGACCGCATGATGCACACTTTCCTGCATCAGCTTTCTTAACTGGCTCTGCCATTTCTGCTGCTGTTGGAGCAACTGCTGATCCCTCTCCTGGGAATGTTTCATTGTTTGGAACAATTCCTGGCTCATTTGGAGCATCAGAAACTGAAACATTGTCTTCTGGACGAGTTGTTTGATCAATTACCTTTGTTACGGCAATATCTCCCTTTGGATCTGGTTCTGTTGTATTTGACACTATGTTTCCTCCTATTCCGTCAGTTGCTGAATTGCCTCTGACATAATTTTCGACAGATCTTTCATCTGCCTCTTGGTTTGCTGAGGATGAGGTGCCAATTGCTTTAGCAATAGCATCTTTAACATCATCAATAAATTTTGTAAGCTTAGCCTCTGCTGATTCCATTTACTTTGAACCTGCCTCTGTTGTTGTAATGTTTCCACCTGCATATTGAGGTGTAGTCATTGAAACATCTTTGCCAGTGAAAGGTGTGCCCACATTTAAGGTGCCTGGGTTATTCACTCCAAGATTGCGTGTTGGAGATGAAGCCTCGCCACCATTAGGACCTGCTTGTTCTGTTACAGGAGTTGCTGATGAAGGTTGTTCATTTCCAGCTCCCGCTACTTGTTGGTTGTTATCCATTTTTAAATCACCACCTATGGTTTAAATTGTAAACTATTCTTGCCAATCTTCTTCTTCATCTTCAAAGCTAAAACCTTCTTTAATTAAAGATGCTTTTGCTTCTTCTGAAAGAGATATCATTGCATTCAAGTTTTCATCATAAGATACATCTAATAATCCTCTGTTGAATAATTCAACTAAAGTATTATCCATGTCATCCTGCATAACCTGATATAAATCAGGCATTACTTCTTCTAACATTTCCATGTCAAATTTATAAATTGGTTCACCATCTTCATCTACGCCGTCGAATTCTGCAGCTCCCTCTGATATAAGGTACTCCATTATTTCTCTATGCTCTTCATCTGAAGGATCGTATTCCAATTTGCACTTCCTCACCACTATTATACCTTACTTGCGACCCTGGTAGGAATCGAACCTACGACGCTGACCTTAGAAGAGTCACGCTCTATCCTCTGAGCTACAGAGCCGTACCCCAAGACAGATTCGAACTGTCGCTGTATGGATTTTAAGTCCACTATCTCTACCGCTGGATTACTGGGGCAAACACAAAAGGCCCCGAAGGACCTTCTGTTAACTTGTATTGGTATTATACTATTATTTGAGTGTTGCTGTCAACTGCCATTGCCAAAATTTATGTTGCTCAATTCTACCAGCAATAAAATTACAGATTCCTTGTTCATCTAATTCATTAGATATGTCATATGTTCTTCTAAGCATTGCTAAAACTACTGTATTTGTTTGAACTAGCTCTTGTAACATAGTTCTTGCATCAAGATTTTCTGAATCATTAATTTCTAAAGCACTGCCTTCAAGCCAAGATTTTAATCCAAAAGGAGCTTTTGCACCCAATTTACGTATGTTTTCTGCAATTGGATCAATAGATTCATAAACATCTGAGTAAATTTTTAATAAAAATTTATGATATTGGGGAAAACCTGAACCCTCAATGTTCCAATGATATCCGTGTGATTGAACATACATTTTTACTACCATTGATTTTAAAGTTTTTAAAGCGTCAATTAAATCTTTTTCTTCCATTATATCTCCTTGATCATTTCTTCATCTGGTCTATTTGGGTCAGGTTCTAAGTAAATAGCTTTTATTGTTTTCTTATCTTCCACACGCTGACTGTATTCTCCAAGCCCTACCATAAATAAAATTGATGGTATAACAAGGTCAATTAACTTTGCGGGGAAATATTTATGTCCCCACAAGATAAGTGCTGAGACATAGCCAGATAGTCTGGCTGGGTTATTCTTTATGTATTTAGATATATTGACCATATATCTAATTATACTCCTTTTTTGTCCAAACGTTCTTTTTATACCAGCCATACATGACTGTGGCTACATTGAATGACCTTTGATCCGCTTCTTTTCTGAGTTCTGGGGAATCTACAGACTCCCAGCTTTCCCTTTTAAATGGGATAACTTGAAATATAGGTGTGCCTTTTTCTATAACACCTTCAAATCCTTTTTTAATAAAAAATGGTATTCTGCCATTTGGGAACAATTCTTTGTCCGCATCAACAATTGCTGATAGTGTAAAAGTTGGCAGATCATATTGATTTAATGGTTGTGTAATCAATAAACTATATCCTGGAGGAGTTTTAATTAAATAAGGGCTATGCCAAACAAAATGTGTATCATCATAGCCGTTTGGAGTTGGCATTGGATGACTGATATCTGGACTTCTTGAGCCAACTGGTGCAAGTAAATCCTTACTAAATCTTAATTCTGGTCCTGTAACTTTTTGTACAACTTGTATGTCACACCAAAGTTCTGCTGTATATCCTGTTAAATAAGAATCCATAAACGGTACACAACTTTTAATTGCAGCATTTGTTTTACCATCTACATACGATGGCTTGCCACCAATAAAAGATTGTGCTTTTGAATACCAATTAGGAACATATTTTTTTGCAGGTTGAATAGGAGAAATAAACTCTTCCTCTGCAGATACTTTAATCTTTGGCATTATTTATTTAACGGTGCAATCTTGATATAACCAGTTTTCTTTTTATTCATTGATCCTGGTTTCTTAAACCCAGAGCCTTTAGGCATCTTTGCAATACGAACTTCTAGTGCTGCTGCAATCTTCATTTGATTTTTCTTGCTACCCATTTTTATCCTTTGTTAGATGAGCAGTTTAGAAAAGGACTTGCTCAGGTCCTTGTCCTGCGACTCCACGGTGAGGTGGTGCAGTAACTATATTATATATTGTACCTTATTTGATGCGAATTGTCTTAGGCTTTGCTTCTTCTGGAAGTTCACGCTCAATCTTAATGATAAGCATTCCGTTCTCAAGTGAAGCAGACTTAACACTCATATATTCCCCAAGAGTAAAGTATTGGGTAAAGTTACGTCCAGCAATACCACGGTGTAAGAAATCTGACTTATCGTCATTGTCCTTGTCACTGCTAATTGTTAGCGTATCTTTTTCTACCTTGATTTCTAGATCTTCACGGTCATATCCTGCAACTGCAAGCTCAATCGTGTAATTGTCGTCATCAATTTTCTTTACATTGTATGGTGGGAATTGAGATGTTGTCTTCTTATTTGATTCCCATCTAACAAATTGATCATTAAACCCTAGAAAAAACGGGTCATTGAAAATAGATTGAATTTGTGTAAATGGGTCTGTATATCTTAGATGTGTCATTTTTACTTGCTCCTTTTCAGCGAGTTAGTTAGATTCAGGTCCCCGTAGGCTACCTGTACTAATATTATAGCAAATAGACTATATTTTTGTCAAGGGCGGTATTCTGAGGGCACATATACCTCATATTCACTATTTAAATAATGGTGAATTACAACCTTAGACTGGTCAACATCATGTATTTTATTAGATATAATCACATCTAACTCATCAAAATATTTGACCCCATTTGAATGATCTACAAAATACTTATAATTGCCATACTGCATTGTTACCCAGCAAGCTTGTATAAAATCTTGTCCTTTTAAAATTTTACTTAAAACTTCAAGGTTTGTATTTATGTAACCCTGTATATATCTATGCCAATTAACTTTTAAGTTTAAACATTTTTTTGGATTAATTAAGAAAAAACCATCATTCATTGATTTATCTAAATTTAATAATTTATGAACATTAAATACATTATCTGGGCAAGCCCAAACATATTCTGTGTTACTATATTTATCAAATATAATTTGTGGATTTTTATACCAAATTGTATCAACATCAACGTACAATATATTATCTGGATTAAACATTTCGTAACAATTATAAACGCTTACAACTTTATGAAATTGCATTTTGCCATATTCTTTATATTCTTTACAAAATATATTTTTATAATCATTATTAAATAAAATAAAATTAATATTTTTAAAATCTTTAGACAATTTGTTATATGCATCAAATTTAGATACATATACTTGAACAGGTATAGTATTGCCAACATCTTGCAATGTTTTAAGTGAATACCTAAGCATCCAATACCATTTGGATTCTTCAAAAGTATTTTCTGTATAATGAAATGAATATACTATTATATTATTGGTTGCTTCGTCCATTTTTATCTGAACGATTTCCGTACCCCGCTGACGGCTGTCCGTCTTTCTGTGGTGGACTATTGTATGTTGAGTTGTATCTCATGTCTTGCATTTGTGTTCCCATAACAGGAGCAAAAGAACCACCCCATGATGTGAATGATCCAATACCTTCTTGTTCATCTTGCTTTGTTTGATCGCCTTTTACTACAGGTTCATTTGTAGCAATTGCTTTCATAGCTTCTTCTGCATGTTCTTTAGTTGTATAACAACCAATTACTTGCCCTGTTCCCGCTTTTGTAATTGCATAACCACCCAAGCAGTCTGGAACATTGTATTCTAATTTAAATCCTACACCACCAGAAATTCTTCCAGCACCTGCGGATTCTTTTTTAACGGGAATACAATTAGGAACTGTCTTACCATCTTTTTCTTTAGTTCCAGCATATTCGTAACCATCCCAACATGGGCCTTGACCTTTATCAATACAATATGCACACTTTTCTGTATCTGAAACATAATGGTGATCATTACCTAAATCATCGCATCCACAAGTCATACACTTCTTTACGCTTGCTGCAGGCTCATTAGCATATAAAGCAGCCATTTGTGCTTGAGCCTTAGCTTTGCTTGGATGAGTTCCCGCAACATGTCCTGTATTTTGAGCTACTACTGAAAACTTATTTCCATGTTGCACGATTTTGTATGGCATTTTTATCCTACGTTATAAATTGTTAGATTAGCACTTGGTGATGCTGGTCTTGTTGGGTTTGTTCCTGCTGCTGTTGCAATTAATGACATCCCCGCTGCACCTGACCACCAGTGAAATTGAATATAATCTCCTGCAGCAACTGTAATTGGGGCTTCAACGTTTGCTAAAACTTGAGAACCTTGAGCACTTGTAGTTGTAAATGTAAAAGACGAAGATGGTACCTGTACACCATTTTTAGAATACCAAGTAGTAATATTGTAATTAGATGCTCCACCAGTAAAATTAAACTGACCTAAAAAATTTAAGTTATAAATTCCTGGATTAGCAAAAACAATTTTGCTTGCATCTGTGCCAGATATTGACATGCCTTTTGAATTGTTTGTTGTATCCCAAGTAATTATATTATCTGATGTCGCACCGCCAGAAGCCATGCTTGTGCTTCTTGCAAAATTACCAAAGTAAAGAATTTGTGCTGCTGAGGGCGTAGTTGAAATTTTAGTCATTAGTGTTGAACCTTTATGGTTGCGACATTTGGTGTACCGCTGTCTGCTATAGCATAAATCTCATCAGTTGGTGCAAGATCTGCTGAAAAAACTGCTCCTGGCCCTAAAATATAGCCATAAGATGATGATGTTACAGTGCTATCTCCAAGATAAACGTTTACTGATCCTGTATTTTGAATAGAAATGTTTAAAGATTGTGAATATGCTTGCTCAGAGGCTGCGGGTATTGTAACAATTGTTGCTGTTGATGCATTTAATGCTACAAGTGAATGTGATAATGACATTTAAATCTCCTAATATAAATTTATTTATAGAGTAATTATATCATCTTTGCTCTCAGACCTGGACTCGAACCAAGATACTCGCCTCCAAAGGGCGATGTCCTACCATTAGACGATCTGAGATTGGGGGCTATATGCAGATATTCCAGCACCAAATGACGCTGCCCTATCTCACCCGAACTCTTACGCTGCGGGTCTGTTATATGTAACTATACCATTCTAAGGTGTGCTGCATATAGCCTTGTGCGAAAAGTAGGACTCGAACCTACGATTACCGAATTATGAGTTCGGGGCTTTAACCAACTAAGCTATTTTCGCAATCCAATTACTTTGTTGCTACATTTGCACCAAATGTAACCATTGGGCGGAATGGAATAACCGCCATAGGCAATGCTGGTGGAGCAACTGTTACTGATTGAGGTAATGTAAATGGAACAAATCCGTTTGAATAATTTGGCAAAGGAATAGATAGCCCAGTTTGAGCTTTATATGCCAGTTGTGCCAAAGTAACAACGCTTGTGAACCCGCCTACACCTGAATTAGTGCTTGGAGATACGGCAAATCCGCTAGGAGTAGAAGAAATGCTTGTTTGCTTTGCAGTGTCAGCATGTGCTGGAACTGAGATTCCAGTAAGTAAACCGACAGCAAGAAGTACTGATGAAATCAATTTCTTGAAGTTCATTTTATTATCCTTTGTTAGTAGTTGTTTAGTATGATTTACCAATTAGACGATTGTCTTGTATTTTTTCACGCTCATCAATAGTTTCGTATGCAAACTTTGATAAAGCAGATTCATTTTTTTCGTAATGATGCTTGCAGAACATAAGTTCTCCAGTTACACCTTTTACTAAAACCAGTGCCTCAGCAGAGCATTGATCGCATCTTGTAGTAGGACCCAAAATGTATTCTTTTTCTTCAATTACGTCAACTGCTTTTTCTGTAGTCATATTCATAATTATACTGCTTTCTCTAGTTTATTAATAAATCGCTGCCCCACCTGGACTCGAACCAGGAACACCCGCATTAACAGTGCGGTGCTCTGCCAATTGAGCTATGGGGCAATGTTGCTATTCTATCTTACCGAATGGGTTTTTGTCAATCATTTTTAATAGATCTTCTGGGCTATTAATCATGCGACGTTGTGCTTCATATTTGCCAAGCTCAACCATTTCTTGAGCTATTGTAAACATCATGTCTACCAAACCTTGTGCATATTTTGCATCATTAGGTTCAATTTCTTCAACCTGATGTTTCATATTAACTGATGATTGTGTAAAATATTCACACAATGCTGTAAGTGAGATGTAGATATCATCTTCATCTTCGATTGTTCTAATTGTTCCGTTTGCTATCATGACGACAGTCTATCAGAGTATTCTAAAGCTGTCAATACGCATTCTCTCATCATCATAGTCTTCATCTTCTTCCATACCCATAAATTCTCTTAAGTTAGTTGGAACTGACTTTCTTTCTGGCATTCTAATTGTTTTATCTCTCTTTAATCTAGCTTCAGATTCCTGCCTTAATTGCTCAATTTCTGTAGCAAATACGCCAGAATAAGTATAGATCTCAACTTCTTTATCAGCGTCTGGAGGAGTTAAGGCTATAGCGTTGTACACTGCACCACAAACTGCGTCTGAAAGGTCTTTAGAACCCTTTCTAGGGTGGTCTACCTTATCTCTTACAATACGTAGTTGAAGCAATTCATCAATTAATAATTGAATACGTGGTCCATGTAATCTTTCTTCAGTTAAAGTAAGAGACATATCTTCGTAATGCTTTTTGGCTACAGAAAGGATTTCTGTTTTAATCCCGTGCACTCCAAGTTGCTGCATCATATCGTGTGAATTCCATCGGTCAAATGTAACCATTTTTAAATTAAACCCACGATCTCTAACGCTTGTAATATAATCTTTTACTTCTGTAAAATCAACTGATTTAGATGCAGTAGGTGTCCAATATCTTACTGCATCAATAACAACTCTAGGTGCTGCTTCTTTATATTGTTCACCAATTTTCATTGTTACCCAGCCATCAACATGCGATAAAGCTACGGCACAATGGTCATGCTTTTGTGCTAAGTCAACGTGCATGAAATATGTTTTTTCTGGGTTTGGTCTGAAGTCATCGTCAAATCTTCCATATGAGTCTACATTTAACTTAGGATTGCTAAATGCTTTTTCAATTACTGCTCTATTTTTAAAGAATGCATCTGTTGCATCAGGTGGCATACATGCAAATCTTGAAAGAGCATCTGTTGGATCTGTGTAAAAAGCTTCTGTAAAGTCTTCAATCTTGCGTGTAGGATTAATTTCCCATGTAGGGCGTTTGAGTGCAAATATTCTTGGCACTTTATAAGAAACAATATGGTCTTCTTCCCATTCCATTTCAAATTCGTTGCCCTCGGTTCCGTCTGGCAGATCTGGATCAACCTTAAACCTGTGATGTCTAAGAACAACTTCTTTTTCAGCAATAACTTCATTGTATCTTTGTTGGATATAATCCATTTTAAAACGTGGGAATGAAAGCAAAACTAATTTGCCAAAGTCTGGAAAACGAGATGTTACAGACGCTTTATACATCTTATAAATACTTGAAGCAGTTTTTGCCTGTTCATTACCGCTTGTGGATTCTAGATCAAAGCCTGAAATTTCATCAAGGATAACCACAAGAACGTTATATCCTTCCCAAGATTCTCTTTGTGAGTGACCTGAGTGAACAGTAATTTCTTTATCAAATTCTATACTATTTGCTTTAGCAATATATCTTCCTTGAAACCAAGGTGATTTTTCAATACGCTGATTAAAACCTTTAAAGAATACTCGGTTAGCTTGAACAGCATTAATAGCAATGTTAATAATATCAATAGCATCTCCTGGTGGCTTACCATAGTAGACTGCTGGATCTTTTAAACATAACAAAAGGTGCACAATATATGCACATGCAATTGTAGATGTATAGTCTTTACCAGAACCTTTGCCAAGTTGAAGAATAACTTCGTTACAAGTTTGCTTAAATATTTTTTCGCCTTCATCAGCCCCATAAAGCTTATGTAAAGTCTCACGTTTGTATACTTGCGAAGAAGCCCTAATCATTGTGTATTGATAAGATGAAAGAGGTGGCAAACCTAAATATTTTTTGTTTGTTACAAACTCTTCAATTGTTGCAGGAGTTTCTTCAAACTCTTCGGAATCAAGTGCATTTAAAAAATCACTAAAATCAGTCATTGATAATTACGGCTTCAATTTGCCCAGTTACTTCTGAAAGTCTTTTTGAAACTTCCCATTTACACTTGTCGCAGTTAGCCGTTACTTCCTTTAATATACCAACAAGTATCTCTTGCTTTCTTTCTGATTCTAAAATCTCTGATGCCATGGAATCATTTTCTAAGACCCCCGCTTTATTAAGCATGTCAATACGCTTGGCTTCAATATCAGCAATAAGTTTAAGAGTTTGTGCTTTAACATTAAGTGCGTCTTGAACATCTGCTTGCTCAACTGTACGCCATGCTTCTTTAATAAGCATATTGTAATGTTCATCTGCTCCTGCAAGTGCTTCTTTAGCACGGGCTTTAATTGCCGTGTTATCTTGTACTAATTCTTTCCAAGTATTAATGTGTGTTTCAACTTGAACACGAGTTAATTCTAAAGTGCGTGAAATTTGGGCAGGAGTATTACCTTTAAGTAACTCTTCAACTACCTTATTCATTTGGTCAAATTGACCAGCAACTTCTATTTCATTATCCATTGTCTGTTTTATAAAACCCTGATCCTTTAAACTGAATTCCAGCTGGGGAATATACCCTAACCATTTTATAACCGCAAGATGAACACGGTGGGACTACTTCTGGGTCATTAAAACCCCGACTTACTTCTCGACTTTTTTCACATTCAATACATGTGTATTCATATGTAGGCATAATCTATTATACTCCTTTAGAACCCTCTTTGTCAATAGCAATTTTAAGTAAGATTAAATAACCAATCAAATCATCAACATCATTGTCTCCTGCAAAACCTTGGTTATTTTTTACACGATTTAATTTATCATCAATTCTTACTTTTAACTGCTCAATATTGTCAGATTGTGCAAATATTCTGTTTGGGGACAAAGCTGAATCACCGTAAGAAATATTCTTTTCAATAAGAAGTTGTGCTATTTCATGGCAGACATCCCAAATTCTTTTACCAGAAGGGGCACTAGTTGAATGTAAATATAGATCGTTACAGCTAAATTGACTAACATCTTCAAATACTGGCTTTAACACTACATTAACCTTTCTGTCCAAGTTTTAGGGGTTTTTTCTGTAACAAACTCAAGTGGCAAATGATAATCAAATGGTTTTGTCCCCTTTATCTTAATCCATTCTACCAATTCTGTCAATCCCTCATCAAGAGTTTTAGATGTTTGATAGTTTAATAATTGTCTTGCCTTATCTGCAGAACAATTAGCATGCTTTACTTCTTGAGGTCTGCCTGGCATATATTTAATATTAAGATCAAACCCAATAATCTTAGCTAGTTTTTGAGCCAATTCATTGATTGTAATAAACTCTTCGTCTGGCCCAATATTAACAACTTGACCGTCAACCACATCTGATTCACATGCAATCATTAATGGATTTGCTACGTCTTCCCAAAAAGAAAAACAACGCATTTGATTTCCATCTCCGTAAACTATAGGTTGTTCACCTTTAAGCATACGGTTAATCATAATTGATGCTACATTTCTAAATGGGTCATCATATTTTTGACGTGGACCAATAATATTATGCGGAACAAGAATAACATATTTCATCCCGTGGGTTTCACAAATGTTTTTAATTAAAAGCTCTGCTCCATACTTTGCAATACCATATGGATCTTGTGGTTTTGGAGTCATATCTTCTGTAAATGGGACTGTATCTTGTGTGCCGTATCTAGCCATTGATGACATATGAACAAATTTCTTAACCCCGCCCCTAATAGATGCTGAAAGAGCAACTGTTGTAATGTGTGAGGTGTTTCGAGTTACAAGTGCAGGACTAAATACTGACAAACCTTCGTAAGCAGTACATGCTGTATGAACAACCAGATCTATCCCTTTAAAGTGCTCTTTAACGGAATCAAAATCTCCAAGATCTTTTGAATAAAATTCAACGCCCATGGGTACATTTTCATAATAACCGCCAATTAAATTATCAATACCCACTACATAATGTCCACGCTTTAAAAACTCATCAGCCAAATGGCTACCCATAAACCCAGCAACGCCTGTGATTAAAACTTTCATGCTAGCCTCTTAACTGCTAACGCAATGTTATCTTTTCCTTTAGTTTCTGAAATATGGTTCATGTTATACAAAAAACAATCATATGAATCGCTTAATCCGTCAGCAATACTACGCCATTCCTCTTCAAATTCTTCACGAATATCTTCTACCACATACCACCCATTTACCTTTAATAATGGCAAAAGTTGTTTAAATGTATCTTTAGTTTCTTTTAAATAATGACATCCGTCATCAACAATAAAACAAAATTCAGTGCCACGCATAACCGATTTAAAATCTTTAAAAGTTTGAGGAACAGATTGGTCTACATACATAGAATGTATTCTAGGTTCTGTAAAAAACCTTTCAGTATTATTTTCTAAACCAATAACATTGGCATTTGGGAACAACTCTTTCCAAGCTTTTAAAGATGATCCTAGATGTATGCCAACTTCCAATACGTTTTTAACAGACTCTCTATCATTAAATAGGCTTCCATACACTCCTTCATAAGAATGATATCCTGATTTATCTGAGCCATACTTTAAAAAAGTATTTTTAAATAGTTCTATTTCAGCCATTCATTTTCCCGTCTTCTTGTAAGATCCCAGCCTTTAACTGTATAGTCGCCTGATCTTTTCTTTTCTCTGTAATATTCTCCATTTTTATTAAATGTTTCATGATTTCTATTCATTAATTTTGCATCGCTTTTAATTGTTTGTGAGCCACCATGATCATCAACTTGGATTCCTGGACAAATAATACTGTCAGATAATCCTGCTAATACCATCCTGTCATCATAATCGTTATCTTCAAAGTAGGCTGGATAAATATATTCATCAAACAAACCAACTTTTGCCACTATGTTTTCTCCAATAGAAAAACAACTATAGTGTGCGTTGCTCTTTACAAACTTATCGGGGGAACTAAACGAATGCATCTTTTCTAATTCTCCAGACCTAAAGCTTGTATCTGCAGAAGAAATAAGCCAATAAGGAACATGTGGGTAAAGTTTAATACCCAAATTCCATGAACCTGCTATGCCTTGATTTGATGGAAGATTTAAAACTCTAAAGTTTAAATCAGATCTTTTAGGCACGTATTCTTCAATGCCATTATTAATAATTAATATCTCATTAATTGGATAATCAATTTCTTGAAGAGATTCATCAAGCAAATCATATCTGTTTAAAACAGGAATAATTAATACTGGTACCACTACTTAGTCCACTTTCTAGGTTTCTTAATAAGATCAAATCTTTCTAATGCACGTTGGATTGTCATGTGAGAGCATTTTGCTTCCATCGCCATGTCCAAAACACTTTTCTTTTCAACTACGTATCTTTTGTATACCCAGTCTTTATTATCCCAAAGCTTTGTACTTTTAGCCATTATACCTCCTCACACAACTTCATTAACTGCATACCAGGCTATTCCCGCAGCATCAGAGACATTATCACTTTGAACCTCGATGCCAAGCGTTCTAGCAAAATCCAAAGTTCTTTGTTTTCTAATTTCTCTGATTTTTCCTTTGTACCAGTTTTCTGATTTTCCTGGAAACTCATTTTTGACCGCCTGCTTTTCTGATTTTGTAAAATTTTTATTCCCAATGTAAGATTGCCAAGTTATTGGGTGAACCTCAACAACCTGCATATTATCACTAAGTAACTCTCCCATTATAGCACCAAACACGTAAGCCATCTTCATTCCCGTGTGAACTGATCTAACTGAGATTGCTGCTTCAATTACAACAAAATCTGCATCTAATTCCTTTTTAAAAGACTTTACTTTTCTTTTAGCGTCTAAAATTCTTTCATAAACGTCTGCACCCTCAAATTGAATTTCGCCCCATTTTACTGCTTTTTTGTTATGCATAAGGCAAAAAGCAATACTATTTGTGCTTGCATCTATTCCTAAAACCTTATCTGATTTAGGCTTTACGAGTTTTGCCAGAGACACTTCTCATCATTTCTACTAAAACATCTCGTTCTTTAGCTTTATCTTCTGCAATACAACCGCTACAAATGTCAGATTCATTATACATAACTAACTTTGTATCGCATCCTTTTCTTTTACAAATTCTTTCTGCTCCCGCAAGTCTTGCTTTCTTTGCGTAATATTGCTCTTTTAACTTTTTATTAGTTGCTGTTCTGCAACATTCATCACAACAATATTTCTGGTTGTGTGTCTTAGGAGTAAAATCCTTTTGACATTCTTCATAAGCACAAATCATTTTTCAAGCACCAACGGCTCTATATATACATCACCCTCTTCTGCTTTCATATCTTTCCAGCAGACAGTTTTAACTGGGCAACCTTTACATGCCCAAGTTGATTTTGTAAAAGTTCTTTCTGGCAAAGTCTTAGCTTCATAAGCAGCATAAACTTTACGCATCCAATCCCAAACACTATTAATTAACTCTGTGTTCTTTTCATCCATATTAACTGGAATAATTAAAAAGCTATTATCGTTTTTGTTTTCATAAAAGAAAAATCCTTGTTCAGCCCCACGAATCTTCATGTAAGTTAGCAGTTGAATTTTGTGGTATGGCAAACCTTTCATTTCAGCTTGACGAATATCAAAGATTTCTTGTTTAGCAGATTTAATTTCTCCTACTACTTCTTTTCCATTCCACTCGATAAAAGTATCTGCAAAGCCTCGAATTGGAGGATCATCATGGGTAACTTCTGTTTCATTTGCTTTGAAGACTGAAGTTTTTGCCATGACTTTCTGTATGCGATCATGCACATACGTACCATTATCCATATTAACGACACCCATAGCATCGGTTTCATTTTCAAATTCAGCACCAGTAAAAGCAATGAACCAATATCTAGGGCAGTTACCATTACCATAACCAACACTACTAGGGCTAAAAGTCTTTTTTTGGGTAAATTCATTTGGTCTTTTACCACTTAATACAGCCTCCTCATACATTTCTGCAAACTTAATTGGATCAAACCCATCTGGATTTGAAATCTTTTGAAACTTTAAGTTTGCTATTAAATCTCTTCCCATTATGCTCCATATCTTGCAGAATACTTAAGAGCATCTACCAGTCTGTTAATTGCTTCTTCAGCGGTGTAATACACGTTCTTTTTCTTACTATTCTCCCCGCCTTTTTCAAAGGTGGTGTAATAGCGTGACATCATAGCAAATTTTGCAGCCAACGCTTGCATCTTGATAATGAGGTCTGGTGCTTTTGAACTTGGTACATCAGGCTTTGAGATAAGCTTAATAATAAGATCAAGGGCATAATCCAAATCCTTGTCATTCATAAACTCTTTCATATCATTGAACTCTGTAAGTTCACTAATTAATTCTATAACTGGTTTGTCTGTCATTTATTAATCCTGATTAACTTTAATGCAGAAAACACAAGGGTCTCCGCCATCTTCAAATTCTTTCATCTCTTCATCATTTAATGGGGGACCTTCATGTGTATCGCAAAACATTGTTGAAATCCAACCACGGTCTACTCCGTTGTTGAACCAGATCATAAACTCTTCGTGATCTTCATCTTTAATCATTATGTGTCTCCCAACACTCTATAAGTTGTTCTAATAACGCCCATTCAATTACTGCAAGCCTAGTCTTTTGACCTTCTCCGCCTAAAATTAATTTAAGAACTGGATACTTATCCCGACTGACTTTAAAAGTGTCTGTGCAAATTTTCGCCCATATTTCCTTACTAATGGAAATGGACTTTGAGTACTCTTTATAATCAACCAAAAAATCGTGCCACTGAGCATCACCCTTTTGATAATCCCCACGTCCTGAATTCTTTTGTCCTTTTGCACCGTCACGCTTTATTTCTCCTCGCTCTGACATTAAAGTTTAATCTCCGATTCATGACCTTTGCTGCAATACCAAACAACTGTGTCTGTAGAAACATCAAACTTTGCATCTAAAACAGTTTCTAAACATTCATCATTTTGGCAAGTAAATGTGCCAGTCATGTCTTCTAAATCTGCAAGGATTCTTTTTCTTTTATGTCTTTGTAAGAAATCATCAAGACTTGACATAGATTTTTTCTTTCAAATCATCTACAACATCTGGATTGCTTCTTAAGTATTCTACTGATTTAGCTCGTCCTTGAAAACGTTCTTCACCAATTGTGTACCAAGCACCACCTTTTTGAACAATACCCATCATTTCTGCTGTATCAAGGACTTCTCCAACAGAGTCAACTCCAAGAGTTTCCCCTTGATAGTAGAAGTCGTATTGACCTGAAAGATTAGGGGGTCCAAGTTTATTGTAGTCAATGATCCAGTTAACTGGTCTTCCAACCCTTTGCTCAATAATCTTATCACCAACTTGGATTCCAGATTTAATAGCATTTGCTTCAGCTTCCGATGACCAGAGTTTGATGACTGTGGAAGAGAAAAACTTAACTGCCATCCCTCCTGTCGGGATGTGAGATGCATGCATACTTCCAAACTGGTTTCTCTGTTGAGAAATAAGTACGAGTAATGTATTTTTATTGGCATAGTTAAGCATTTTAACCGCATGAGTCATATCCTTTGCTTCTGCACCGATTTGTTTAGTATCTTCCAATTTCTTTAGGTCTGTACTATCTTTTTCAAAATAGATAGCAGGGAGTAGTGCTGATATAGAATCAACTACAATTACATCTACTCCCGCCTCCATCAATTGTTGTGCTACGTCCACCATGTCATTAATTGTTTTAGCGGGAGAATAGATTAGTTTGTCTGAATCTACACCAAGCTTTTGTGCCCATGCTGGATCATAAGATGCTTCTGCATCAATCCAAGCACATGTCTTGCCGTTACGTTGAGCTTCTGCAATCATTTGCAAGCAGAAAGAAGATTTACCTGCAGACTTGTTACCCCAGATAAGAACCTGACGACCAAATCCAAGACCGCCTTTTAATGCCATGTTAAGGCCAATGCTAGGTGTCTTTTGTTTTTCTACTTCTACTTTTGTTGCTAATTGTACTCTTGCCCTTGTTTTTGGGTCTAGTTTTGCTAGAATCTCTTCCGTTATCATTCATACTCTTCTCTAATTCAATTGCTACTTGCTTTATCTGTTCATTACGACTTGTTGACAAAAAGTCTATAATGCTATAGATTGCTTTTTCATCTTCTGCTCTTATCACAAGAAGATATTCATTTTCTGTTCCTGCCAGTATATACGCCTGGGACATAATATATCTATTATACCTTGTTTAAGCGTTTTCTGCTGGAGCTGCTGGTGCATCTACCAAGTTGAAAAGAAGAACGTTCTTCTCGTCATCATGATTAATTGAGATTGTCTTACCGCTGTAATCCTTAAGGATATCAGCAACTGGAATCTCTGTTGTACCAATCTTGTTAAGAATTGCTGCACAAATCTGCTCAAGAGTAATCTGAACGTTTGTAAGCTCTTCGTTTACAACTGCTGCTGGTGTGCCTTCAGGTGCTGTACCTGTAACTTCGATGTCTGCCATTATATTGTCACCTCCTTTACATATAGTGTTCCGTCATCCATTCTTGCAATTGCTGGATCACAAATAGTTCCTGGCTTCATTTTGCCAAGTGTAGTTGTGTACATTTTAGGGAATGCAATGACTCTTTCTAAATTCTTTTCCGAATCCGAAAGAATAATATGTGCCATCATCTTGTTGGCTTTTGTCTTATAATGTGTAAAATCTAGAACCAATCTTTTACCGTCATCAATCTTTAATTTATCTTTGTAAAGCCAAGTTACAAAAGGGTCGTCAATTTTTTCAACAACATCATTAATTGTAACATACTTATGAATGCGATTGTCGCCAACCAAAAAGAAGTACATCATTCCAGTTTCAATTTGAGTATTTTCGCTGTGAAATATACCAACTGATCCTGTATCATCTACCAACTCAACACGGCTCCAGCCCTGCCCTTTTTTGATTGATTTAACCATAGCCAGGAGCACGTAGCAACCTTCTTCAAGAAAATCTTCTAAAGGATTAACTTGTGCTTTAATTTTAGGAGTTAATTTTCCTGTATCAAACTTTGGTATACCAAGATACTCATAAAGCTTTTCATTTTCTGTACCACTACGTTTGTTATCTGAAAATGCAGCAGCCCCAATCATGTTGAGAGATTCAATTGCCCTTGAATTAATACCGCTTCCTTTTTCTCCAGCTTTTTCTGTAAATTCTTTGTATGAATTAAATGGTCTTAATGCTTTTATCTTGCTACCAATATTATCTGAAATATATTTAATGTTAGACAAACCAAAACGAATTGAATTACCTTGAATACTAAAATCTAATTCTGATTCATTTACATGGGGTAATAAGACCTTAATTCCCAATCGCTTAGCCTCAAGGAGGTAGTCTGTTCTTGCATCTTTGTCTTTTTCATTCTTAAGAACCGCAAACATAAATTCAAGAGGATAATAATGCTTAAGCCAAGCCGTATAATAAGAGAGCATAGAATAAGCAATAGCGTGAGAACGATTAAAGGAATAACCCGCATGTGCTTCAAAATCATGCCATAATTTTTCTGCATCTTCTTGAGTAATGTGCTTACTTGCACCTTTAACAAATTGATCTCTATACGCATCAAATTCACTTGCATCCTTTTTCTTTCCAATAATCTTTCTTACTTTATCAGCATCAGCCCATGACATCCCGCCCAAATATACGCAAGCTTGCATAACCTGTTCCTGATAAATAATAACTCCATAGGTTCTTGCTGTAAATTCTTGCATAATTGGGTGTGCATAAGTTACTATCTCATCACCTTTTTTACGTCTTATATACGATCCTCCAACCGTATTCATGGCACCTGGACGTACTAATGCATTAGAGGCTGCAAGATCTTCAAATGTGCTTACACCCATTTTCATCAATAAATTTGTGTATGGCGTTGCTTCCGCCTGAAACACACCTTTTGTAAATCCGTTTGAAAGCATTTCAAATACCTTTGAATCATCAAGTGGTATTTCTTTAATATTAATGTTTTTCTTTTTAATATGACCAATAGTTTTTAAAGCATCATCAATAACTGAAAGTGTTTTTAATCCAAGCACGTCAAGTTTAATTAAACCAAGATCTGCTGTTTGTTCCATGTCATAAGCAACTACTGGAATGCGACCAGAAACTGATTCGTTTGGATCTTTGCGTGTTTCAATTGGTACATACTTGCTAATATCATCTTTTGCTACAACAACACCCGCTGCATGCATTCCATTTGAACGAATTTTTCCACGCAACATTGAAGCATATTTAGTTACTTCTGGGTATTTCTTTCTAAATTCGTCTGTACTTGGGGAAGATTCATATTCTTCAAACGTCTCAACACCCTTAAGTGCTTTATCAACTTCACCAAGTGGCACCAAAAATGCTCTAGCAACGTCACGAATAACTCCCTTATCTTTAAAATAAGTATACGTAGAAATAGAAGCAACATGCTTGAATTTCTTTTTAAGGTAATCTTTTACTTCACCACGACGACGGTCCATGAAGTCTGTATCAATATCTGGAAAGTCATTACGTTCTGGATTAATAAATCTAAAGAACAAAAGGTCAAACTTAATTGGGTCTACTTCCGTAATGCCCAATAAATAACATACTAGCGATCCTGCTGCTGACCCACGGCCTGGCCCAACAAGAATTTCATTCTGCTTCGCCCAATTAACCATATCACTAACAACGAGAAAGTAACTAGCAAAATTCTTGTCTTTGATGACTTTAAGTTCTTCTTCAAGTCTTTCTGTATAAGCCTCATTATTTAACCCCATATCTATTAGAGACTTGTTGCACATTTCTTGTAATGTTTTTAATGCATTCTTTTTTGGTACTGGAAGTAAATCAAGGTTTTCATGAAAATCATAAGCTTCAATCTTATCTGCAATCTCTAGTGTTGATGAATAGATATCTTTTCTTGTAACACCCGCTTTTTCAAAGTCCATCTTAATTTCAGAATAGGATTGAATATAAACGTTAATGTCAGCGAAAGAAATAGGGCGATTGGGATAAAGATGATCAAAGCGGTCAATAATATTAGATTGTGCACGACCACTTGCGTAATCTGCTTCTTTGTTTTGCGTAGGTTTTGTTGAGAGTATGAGTAGGAGTTCTTCCAAATCCCTCTCCTCTTTAACTGCAAAATGACAGTCTCCTGTAGCAACTGGCTTCACCTCAAATTCATCTGCTAATGCAAACAAAGCAGAATTTAAATTGTCTGGGTTATGTGCTTGTACTTCAATATAAAAATCTTTACCGAAACGATCTTTAAGCATCTTAGTATATTCTCTTGCCTTTTCATTATCTCCACGCTCAATGGCTTTAGAAATAATTCCACCCATACAACCAGACAATACAATTATACCGTCACCAAACTCAAAGAGGGCTTCCATGTCAATGCGTGGCTTATGATAATAACCTTCTGTCCAAGCAATTTGAGAAAGTTTTTGAAGGTTCTTTAAACCTAAATCATTTTTTGCTAATAAGATAATGTGAGAGTAAAGAGAGGTGTTGTCATCTCTTTTTGCTACCGCTCTTTTGTCAAAACGGTCTGTTTCTGAAATGTAAGCTTCAAGACCAAGTATTGGCTTCATGCTTAATTCTTTAGCACCAATCTGCATATCTCTGTGAGAAGATAAAGTGCCGTGGTCTGTAATAGCTAAACATGCCTGACCTTGATTTTTTGCAGCCTCAAGTAATTCATGAGGTGTATTTAAACCATCCATAAGCGAGTAATGCGAATGGACATGCAAATGAACAAAATCAGACATGTTTAACTTTTCTACTAGTTTTTAATTACCACTCAACAGCGGATGAAGAAGCCATTGCAGGCTCTGAAGATGCATCAGAAGTAATTCCAAAATAGAATGACTCTTGATCTGCATAGGGTACATCACGAACTGCTGTCTTTTCAAGATCAAACAACTCGTACTTTGTTAAATCAACTGGTGATACGTCAGCAGTTGGCAAAGGAATGATTGAATAGTTTGTATCAGTCTTTTCACCTGTACGCTTTAGCTTCCAGTTAAGATTTGAAATGCTACCAGTCTCACCTGCGTAATTAATAATTTCAGGTGTTGCAGACTTTGGTCCAGCACCTTGAGAAAAAATTGCAACATAAGGTTCTTCTTGACCATCATCAACAAGAACGTTAGCATAAAAACGTGAACGACCCTTCCAACCAGCCTTTGGGTCACGACGATGTTGTTCACATCCGAAGCAACGACCCTGGTCTTCAATTGTGCAGAGTGCTTTACGCTTGTAATCTTTTGGATTTGTATGTTCAACTGCAATAAAAGCAAGTCCAGCCTTTTCAATGTAATTCTTTGAGTCTGGATCAATTTCTTGCAAGAAACGAATTTTTAACGATTGACCATCTTTGAGGGCTAGCCATCTTCCCTTTTGCGAATCACCACTGTGTGATGACTTTTGTTCCATTTGTTGGTTAAGTGCACTTAAGCCTTTAACGATTCCCATAGTATATCTCCTTGTGTAGTGGGCTATATTATGCCCTTTTCTTTATTATATCACATAGTTGCGTACTCAAAATGCGGAATTGCATTTTTTATACACTGTTTTATTTCTTCGTCTGTCATATCACCCACGTCTTTTGCATCATGTGGATAAACCTTATCGTAATTATAACATGCCCATAGGACATTTTTACCCTTTAACTTACTAGCAATTGTGTGACCTAAAGCACGTCCCGCAGCATCATTGTCTGTCATAATAATAATCGTGGTTGAATATTTGTTTAAATGATTAATGTTTGTATCAGATATGCTTCCGCCTAATGTTGCAACTGCATTTGGAAAACCTGCTTGCCATAGCCTAATTGCATCAAAACTAGATTCTACAACAATAATAGTTCCGCCCTCACGTTTTGCCCTATGCAAATTAAACATAGTTTTATTGCGTGGAAGATTAACACTATTCTTAAACCTTTTACTTTCTATAGATCTGCCAATAATACCTACTGGCTCTCCGTTTGGTGAATGAAGCGGTACTGTTACCATTCCTTGTTTCTGTGAATATCCAAGATAAAAATAATCAATAGCGTCGTCCAAAATATGCCTAGCATAAAAGTATTCCCTTGCTTTCTCATTTAGTCTGTTATGTAAGTTGTCAAGAATATCTTGAGAAAATATATCAAACTCTGGTTTATCATCTAAAAGCTCTTTAAGTTCTTCTTCTAAAGCCTGCTCTGTTGTAAGTCTATTTGCAGATATAAATCTAAGTGCTTCAAAATCATTTCTATTGGTAAGATTTTTTACTAAATCCATTATTGTTCCAGCAGCGTTGCACATCTGGTTATAACAAATATAAAGACCTTTTGAGTAACTTACTGCAAAGGCTGGCGAATCAGTGTTATGGTGAAATGGACAAAGACACATAAAGTCTGTCCCTGCCAAATAAACAATTTCTATATTACAGGCATGCAGAATAGAGCGGAGATCCGCTTTGCTATATGCTTGTGTCATTTATTTTCCTTTAGGTATTAAACTCTGACCAGAGAACCCTTCATACTTTAATGCCTTGGCTTTACCAAGATAAATGCCGTACATTACAAGATTGAAAGAATAGTGATCTTTATTCTCATTATATTTTATATTAAATTGTGGTTGCATGTCAAGTACAGGAACATAACCCTTGTCACGCATCTGCTGAACAAGTAGTCTTTCATAGTTCTCCCTTGAGCTTTGGAATTTAGAATCATCTTTAATAGTCCCAGACATCCAAAAGTCATGTATCTTTCTTGGGTACATGATCACCAATCTTTCTTGATACCTAATTATATCAAGTTAAAGATTGATTACATAAGCTACCCGATTGGTTTATCGTATAGTTCTTGAATAATTCCTCGGTTTAAATCCCAGTCCAAATAGAAACCAAACTCTGTACCATGGCGATTCTTTCTACTTACAATCTCAACAACATTGGTGTCTGGAGTCTTGTGAACAGCGATTGCCATATCCGCATCGTATTCAATAGCCTTAGACCAAGCAACTTGAGAAAGTAATGGTGGCGAATCTTGATCTGATACATCGTCCATAGTGGCAGCAGTAATATCAATAATAGGAATATTATTTCTAACTGCTAACAATTTAAAGTCACGAGAAATATTACGGTTACGCTCTACTTCAGATTTTGCTCCAGATGAATCATTAAATAGTTGATGATAATCAAGAATAACTAAATCGGGCTTATGTTGGTCAATCTTTGCCTGTACTGTGTTAGGTGTAACCTGACCTGTACCTTCATTTGATACCAAGATAAACTGATTCTTGTTGCTAAATTTTTTAGCACCCCATTCATCAAACTTATCAATATCTACATTACCTCTTGAAAAATCTGAAGCCTTAAACAATCCCGACCCCATCATAGTATAGATACGGTCACGCATGTTCTCAGGAGTCATTTCAAGGGATATGATCATAGGTTTAAAGCCTTGTTCCCATGCCTTGCAGGCTAAATAAGACGAGAACCAAGTCTTACCCCTACCTGGCCAACCAATCATTACGATAAGGTGTCCTGGGGCCATTCCTGTGGGATATGCGTAGTCAATTGCTTTGAACCCAGTCATAATACCTGGACTACCGCCCATGGCATCAGAACGGTTTTTAACTGATTCAAAATGTTGTTCAGCTAATTTAAAATCTGTAAGGTCAACATCTCTAACGTTAGATGTTAATTTTCCAAGAGAATTTAACTCTGCTTGCATTTGAGCAATTACTCTACCTGAAGCTTCTGTTTTAAGACTTGCCCCAGAGGATAGCAAAAGGTTTCTAATTCTACTTGCTAGGTATTCATTTTTTAAAGTATCAAGATAGTATGCTGTTTCACCTTTAACTGTCACGGGTTCAAAATCTTTAAATCTTTCTGTAAGAACAGATACATCGGGAACTGCTTTAAACTTTAAATAATAGGATTTTAGTCCTTCCCACACATCTCTATGTGAAGTGAAAATCTCATCAATATTTTCGGCAAGTACTGTTGCTATATCTTTGTTATTACATACTGCCGTAATTACTGCTGATTCATTATTCACTATCTATTTCCCTCACCATATTTTTAGTCTTGCTTCTAATTAATTCTCTTCTTGTCTTATCTTCTTCTACTTGCTGCAAAGTCATATCCAGCTTTTCAAAGTTATAAAAAAACCAACTGATTGGGTGTGAAGATTTTGCTACCTTAAAATAATATTCTAAAAGAACTTTTGCACGATCATAGCCCACACTATCAATTACATCTTGCATGGCCCATTTTTCACGGTACTTATTTACAACTGGAGGCTTAGAGTATTTTTCTTTATATAAAGCACAATAAAGACTAACTAAGCCATAAGCAAGCTTGGCTTCATCTTTTGTCATTTCTTACCTTTGTTTGACTGCAATTCTTCTTCAATCTCATTAACTTTTTCCATGACCTTGCCCTCAACAAAATTATACACTCTGTTAGTTGCTTCGTCAATATTTTCTCCAGCACGTTGAAAATCTTCAACGCCTATAGCAATTTTAACACTTTCATAGTTACCAAGGTTTCTTGTAAATTGTAACTCAACCTTAACGTTCGTTTGGTTCGTCATCTTTTTCTTCCTTTTCAACTAATGCAAAGCCTGGTTTAAATTTCTTAGGATTATTTTCTGACAAATGTTGATATAACATCATAAGTCTATCCGATATGGCTATCATAGCATCAAGATCCTCTTTTTGTCCAGCCAGCTCCATTGCATATTCTAGAACCTTCAATGCTGAATCAAGAGTTTGTCTTGCTTCTTTATTTAATTTCTTTTCTACCATTCGGGTTGTTTCCAAACTGGGACAAATTCCCCGTCGTTGTTTTTAACATATAAAATGTTTTCTTGTTTCATTATAGCTTCTAACTCTGCTCTACTTGGCAGATTGCCTGGAGTAATTGCTCCATCTTTTCTAGGTCTTCCCCTATGAACTGTTTTAAAAAAATCATGCATCTCCCTAATATTATCTTCACTCCAAAAATATTTTCCTGGAGTTCTTTTGCCATTTAAAGAATAAGATTGTTCTGGATACTTTAAGTTTCCCTTGTATAAATGCATTTTAATTGTATCTTCATGTTTTCCAATGATTTTTACAACTTCAGAGATTGGGTAGGCATGTTGTTTATTTTTATTCACATCTGTTAAATTATAAGCAACACGCTTACCCAATTGATAATCCCAAGCAACCAATAAGTCTTCTGCCCTAGAACGTCTTAAAACTTTGTGAAGTTTATTGTTCAGGAAGAAATAGCGTAGCTGTTTTGAAGGTATTCCTCTTTTTTTGCTAGCCATGATGCGAACCTATTTTCTCTTCTGATCATCCATCTCTTACCGCACAAAGCACAGAATAATTCGACACGAAGGTTTAGGGAGTAAACCCTGTCTACAAAAACTCGTCCTTTGCACTTTTTACAATTAAGCATTATTCAGTTTTCTATTTACTATTACTTAGCTGACTTCTTTGCGGTCTTCTTTGCAATAGTTGATGAAACAGCATCAGTTGCTTGCTCTGCTACAAGACCAAATGCTGGATCTTTCTTGTTAACAAAACGCAAGATAACTGGAACTAACGATGCCCACAAAGAGTTGGCTACTAGGCCCCACTCGTGTGATCCAAAGCTTGTTAGTGATACGTGGCTTGTTGAAGACACGATTGTTGCTGCTGCAATAACTTGACCAAGCAAGTTACGTACGTATGATTCAATTAACGCTTGGTTAATCTTCATTTTTTTCTCCTTATTAGTTAAGGGTATATGCGAGGTTTTGAAACCTTTTTCTACATATAATTTTTGCATTATACCGAAAATAATTTCCCGTCCACATAACATGTGTATTCTGGGGAAATTTCCACAATCTGTACGTGAGGATGTTGACCATTCTCAATGTGTGCGATTGCGAAACCTTTTTGCCAATTGTGGTTCTGGGTATACTTCATGCCCGAACTCTTTTCATCACACATATGACCAATCTCGTATCCACGGATTGTTCTTCCGCCCGTCGCCAATGGCAACTCGTATGTTTGGAAGTGTGAGGCAATTCTATGTGAGTGACCTCTAATAAGAGAGATCTGCAAATCATCTATGTCTTTTCTTACTGCACCTGTGTCAGCAATTGAAAGACCGTGATGAACGTGAATGTCACCAAAGCGATGCTTAGGTAATTCATTGTAATAAATATAATCATATCCCAAAGAATCTAAAGACCACAGGGATTCTGGCGTAATGTCTTTAGCATAATCTGGAAGCTTCTTGTCAATGTAATCAAAAATTCTAATATCGTGATTTCCCAATGCTGAAAATAATTGTGCATCTGGAAGCATCTCACGGGTCTTGGCATAAAAATCTCTTGCACCCTTTGCTTCATGTCTCATCATAGGAACAATAAGATCTTTGCTGTCGTCTTTATGTAACTGCAAAAATTCTGCAGAGCGACCTTCTGTATATTTGCTGTAGCATGCTTGGTCATCTGTATCGCCAAGATAGTCAACAACATCTGGTTTAAACCATTTCATAACCTTGAACCAAAGTTCAATAGCTTTATCATCTTGATAAGGGAATTGCTGATCAGATGATAGCATCCACTTTAAGTCGTTAGTCATATAATCCTTTTTCTAGGTTTAGTTAATTGTAGCGTATAGTATTGTTTTTTGTCAAGCAACGTGTGCTTTATTATGTTCTGTTCTTGAACACAAAAAAAGATTGATTAATCTATTATCAACCTTATCTTCATTAATATGATGGATTGTTTCCCAATCATTAATTATTCTATTTAATTGTTTTTCAATTACTAGGCGGTGTTCATAATACCAGCCTTTAAAATTTTTTGGATGCTCTGGAACTTTTACCAAAACATAACCTTCTTTACTGACAACCCTATCTCTCTTTGTCCAAGATTTGATAGGCGTGTACATGTTATAGCTTTTCTCCTTCATCATGAACAAAAAGCTCTTTTTGTCCAATCTTAACGATTTCACTATCAAGCCATTCTAAAACATCTGGATCTGTAATGTGTCTGCGTTTAGAATCGCTTACAAGATATATTTTACCATCTGAAATATCTTGAACCAAAGTTCCATCACGAAACCCTAAAGTACCACTTGAAACAATTCCTGCCATTGTAAATTCTTTTGTTTCAATAACTGGTAAATTCCAAGATTGCATTGCTCTATCAGAAACAAATTTAAATCTTTTTTTACCTTTAATATAAAAATATCCTTTTTCAGTATGAGCAATTAATCCACTGGGGACTACAGGGTTATGATTGTGTGGCTGCTTGGCTTGTGATTTCTGAAAGATTTTGAGAATATTCATCCTTAGCCTGCTCTTTCTCCATGATTTTTGTTATTTCAACTCTTAATAAAGCAATTTGCATTTCATAATTTGAAACCAATTCGCCAATTCTTTGTTGAAGTGCTGTAATTGTTAACTCTGCATCTCTATCCATTATTGAACCTTTTCCTTTTTAAGTCTATAAAAGACTTGTAATGTAATTCTCATTTTATTTTTTGTGGTTACAGCTGAAGTCCCATGTAATTGTAGGGTGTCATTTAACATACCCATATTAAATGAAGGCAATACTGATTTCCATTCGTTTTGAGATTCTTCATACCAGTTAAACATACCGCCATCATTAAAAGACCAATCTCTATTTAAATAAATGGTTATTGCTTTTGCATAAACTCCATCGCTATGTGATGGGATATATGAGCCATTTGTCCAAAGATAAATCATAGCTCCGCCTGCTTCTTGAAGCGGAAGATCCGTTTCTGGATCATATACACCTTTTGCTTCAAGTATAGATTGTACCATTTGAAGTCTTTCTCCGTCAAGCTTAATGCATATTACTGGAGCACTTTCTTCAACGATCCCTGGATCCCAACTCCAATTTGTGTGAATTTGAAATTTTTCATTGCACTTTTGACTTGCTATATCTAAACCTAGTTGATAAAGGCTATCTGCAAAATTTTCTGGAAGTATATTAAAATATTGAATCATTAATTAGTCCAGCTAACTATGCAATATCTAGTTCCTTCTGTAACCATTGAAACTGAGTGGTTATAAACATAATTTGCGGGAAATACTACCATGTCATGTATTGTTGGCTTATATGATATGCCAAAACGAGGAAAATTAATTTCTCCGCCAGTGTAGTCATCATTTAAATATAAAGAATACGATATTCTTCTTAAATATGTTCTGCAATCATCCATGTGGTTATTAAAGAATTGACCTTTGCCATATTTTAAAAATTGATATGAATCTTGATTATCAAATTCATCAATGCCAAATTCTTTTTTGTAGTCATCCATAACTTCTTCAATAGATTGATAAATATAGTTGTTTATTAATTTGGCAAAAGAATCAAAATCTTCTGATGGATCCCCGTCAAAAGATAATAAAGATTTACTATAAGGAAGATTAAATGTATCAACATCTCTTACCTTTTCATCTGTAACATCAAACTTCATTCCTGAATCATTTGTTTGTACAACCCCGCCTTTTCTCCAATCAAACAATCCTTTGGATGCTGCGGTTTCGAGTAATTCAATAAGTTCAGCGGAATTAGGCAATACGTTTTTATATACCACAATTCCTGGTACTAGTAAAGATTTGTCCATTTAAATCCTATTTCTATTTAGTAGGGGTAGCTGGAGTAATTTCTGCATTCAAAGAATCAATTTCTCTTTGTAAAGCAGCTTTCTGAGATGCAATTTCTGTTGATGCTGTATTTAAGGCTGTAAGATTTGCTTCATTTTTAACAGAAACGGCGTTAGCTTCAATTAAGCTAAGCGAATTATTATACTCTGAAAGAAGCAAGCTTCTTAAATGTTGTTCTGCAATTTGAAGCTTCTCTTCTGGTGTTAATGATAATGTCATATGTTTTCCTCCTGTTCTATTATATCAGGGTTTATTGCTTTTATCAACCTCTCAAATTCATGCATTAAAGCCCCCATAATCCTTTCTACTTCATTGATAGGCTCTAATCTAGAAACATCAAAATTTGATGATTCAAAATTTTCAATACCTATATCATTAATTAATTCATTTAGCATTTTTTCTCTTTGAGATGCTAGTTCACCTAATCTATCATTTACAATGTGAAATCTTTCTTCATTTAATATATCAGGGCCTGATGTGGCTTTTATATTATGAATTACAAATACTCCCATAATTTCCTTTCTAAATTCTTCCTGTTGTAGTACTTAGCCAAACAGAGCCTTCATAATCTTTAGCAGATATGTATATACTACCATATACAGAACTTGATGTATAAGCTGGGGTTGTTGAATTTGTATACACCTTTACATAATTTCTTGCAGTTCCATTAACTAAAGAACCAGAAGTAGTGGTAGTATATGCAAAAGCTCCTGGGCCATTACTGTCATAAAGAGTTGATCCTGATGAACTTGTGTATATGTATAAATAAGTTTTATCCAAGGTCATAGTTGTATAAGTACCAGACGTGGGTGACACAGTTCCATTATCAAAACCATATCTTAAAGATGGCGTTGTTCCCGTAATTCTTTGAAAATTTGAAGGAGCTGTTGTATTCCATTTTGGATTTGTTAATGTTGGAGCAGCTGCTGTTGTTGCATTTGTAGATCCAACAATAGAAGAATCATTTGTTCCGTCTGTATCATAAATCCAAAAATAATACTTTGTGCCTGCAGATAAACCTGTATATCTATATGAAGTTACATTTCCAACATTAGTAAAACTACTTTTTGCAGGTTGGGTTGTTGTACTACTCATACCTATATAATATTTTGTTGCATTTGTACCCGCCGTCCAAGATAAGCCTATTCCACTTTGAGAAGGGTTTCCTGCTGAAAAATTTGTTGGTGCGGTTAAAGTTGGAGTTAATGTCCAAATTGCATATAACGTAATGTCTGCTGAAAGAGTATAAGATGTCCCTGCTGTATATTTAACTCCACTTGCATCTGATTTTGTATTCCAACTATCAAAACTATATCCTGTGCGTGTAAAACCATTTGAAGCAAGAGTTACGGAACCATTTCCCGTTGTAGAAGTTGTTGATCCACCAGTATTTGAATTTCCATCATATGCAATTGTATATTGTGCAGTTGGTGTTGCATTAACAGATGATGTCCAGTTTCCTACTGAATCTAAGTTTTTTCCTCTAACCCAAAAATATTGTTTTGTTGGGGTAGAAGATGCCGTATAACTAAAGCTTTTACTAGTTGATGTTGTATTTCCAGTAGGCGTTGTTGACCCATCTGGAGATGTACTACTTGTGCTTGTATAATAATCATAAGAAGTGGCTTGATCATGAGTTGAATCATGACCACCATCTGTCCAACTAAATGTTATATTAGTTGCAGTTACACCTGAAGTAAGTGGAGAAGTTGGTGCAGGTGGTGGATAATAAGGCATGAAACCTTTAATACCTGTACTATTGTATGCTGGATACCAACTTGTATGGCTAGTTCCAGCATTTGCTCTAATCCAAAACCATCGTGAGTAAAGATCTGAACCTCTATAAGAAGCACCGCTTAAAGAAGTTACATCGTAAGGAGAAGATCCAACGTTTGCAAAATCTACAAAACCTGAGCCATTTGCACCTAATGCTGAACTTGTAGAACTATTAGAATAAGCCACGTCATAATTTGTGCCTGATCCTCCACTCCAAGTTAAAGTAATTTTAGTTGAATCTGTAGTTGATGCACTTAAAGATGTAACTGCAGAAAGAGTTGCTGCATAACCATACGTGGAGCTTGATGTTGCATTGTTATAACCAGTTTTACTGGCAGTAACAGTTATATAACAATAACTTCCCGAGGACATATTTGAAACAGTTACAGTTGAAGAACTTACTGATCCTGTAGGTGTTGAAGTACTATTTGTTGTTCCAATATTTACAGTATAAGTTGCCGAAGAATCATAATTAGTAATTGATAAAGTAAAGCCACCACCTGTTGAAGTATAAGTTCCCAATGTTGGTGCGGTTTGATCTGAAAGCAATGTTGTGTTTCCGCCTAAATAAACCCAGTTGCCTGCACCATTAACATTTCTAGATCTTACAAAATAATACCTTGTAACTCCGCCACCTAGATTTATCCCATGGTTATCGTCTATTAAAGAAGTTGAGGTTGGACTTATTCCAGTATAGTCTGCAGTATAACCTGCTCCAGGTACTGAGGTTGTATTTGGAACACCTTGCCACCAAACTTCATAGCTTGCACTTGATCCGTGAACGTTATTTGTTATGGAAGCACTGCTATCTGTATTAATATTTGTGGGAAGAACCCAGTTACAAGTTAAACTAGTTTTTGTTGCTGTTACAGCTGAACCTGCTGTAGGGTCTGCTGGAGTTCCTGCATAACCCCAGTTTCTTGATACGCCATATATGCCGTAAGAATTTGATGTTGTGGTATTTCCAGCTCCGTTGGAATTTGATGGAGTTGCTTCCATAAAGTAATAACCATTCTCTGGGAACCAATAGTACCCTCCTGCATAACCATTGTTTGAAGTAAATGTACCACTGTCATAAAAAACATAGCTATTATAATTACCATATCCATCAATACCAGTTCCACTGGTTGCTCTATATATATTATATGCAATAGAAGTTGTTGTTGAATCTCCTGTAACGTGTACTGCAGCTTCAACAGTAGGAGTTCCGTATGTGTTTTTGCTATTGTATGTATCGGAAGGGTAATAATAAAAAGTTACATTTGCTGGTGGCGGTGTAGAATTAAATGTAGTTGAAGTGCCTGCTATTGTAACACCGTCATCATTATATGAAAGCACTCTATAATATTGAGAACCACTAGGAAGATTGGTATATGAAATTGTATAACCAATTAAATTTAAAGTAGATATATATTTAATTGATCCAACATTTGTCCAACCAGTTGAACCATCTGCTGAATATTGAAGTTGATAATAATACGACCCCGTTGACTGAAATGTAACATCTGCTTTATTTTGACCAGTGGACGATAGACTAACAGTTGATGCATAAGGTACATCGTGTATTTGTACTGGAGTATTATAATAAGCAGTAGAAGCTGGACCTGATCCGACTTTAGTAATAGTTTCTAAGCTAATATATTTGCCTGCTGAAGACGACCCTCCCGCCCCATTTGAGCTTGTATAAAAATAAGAAGGAATAGTAAAACTATGATTTTGATTTTGAGAAGTATCAAAAGCACCTTCTTTATAAAAAGTTGAATAATTAAGTGTTAAATACATTTGATTAAAGTTTGTTTGATAGCCGTTTGAAATGTTTAAAGATGAAGAAGTTCCCCACAAACCTAACCAAGAAACAGCATAGCTTCCACTAGGCGTAGGGGTCCATTGACCAGTATTAAATGTTACAGTACCGCCTACTGTAAATGAATTTTGGTTTCCGCCATAGCCTGAAGGTGTTGTTGCGGTGATCGTTGGTGCAACAACTACTTGTGGAGGAGTTGAAACTTGATTGCTTTTAGCATATTGATATACTGGACTATTGCCAAGAAAATCTGCACTATTTTGTTGAGCTTCTACAAAATAAAAATAACAGTTTTCATCTCCTGTTGTAGTGGTATAAGATGTGCCAGTATTAAATGTTGTACCGTCTCCTGAAAATGTTGTAAGTCCTGCATATGCTAATTCAGTTTTTACTAAAGTTGCTCCCCCATTTATTAAACTTGCAAGTGTAAAGTTTGATCCAAAATCTGTTGTTGATTTATATAAAGATATAGAGCTTTTATTCCAATCGGGACAATATAATTCTCTGCCATCCCAAGTGCCATAATAATAAATAGTGTCTCCGAGCTTTATTCCTTGAACACCACTTGTTGAACCTCCTTTGGGAGATGGAGAATTTTGAACAATAGCAAGTTTTGTTGGTGTATATCCAAGCCCTGAAAGAAAATCATCTGATGCTGAAGAACCTATTACTCCTGTAGTTGTAGTATTTGCAGTTACTGAAAATGTTAAAAATTTTCCAGCCCATTGAGATATTGTTGTCCACCCATCAAAACCACTTGTTGACAATGATATTGATTTTGGAAAAGTAGTGCCTGTAGCAAAAGTATCTGTTACTGTGCCACCATTATAAGCCGTCCATCCTTTTAATTGCCAACTATATCCACTAATTGTATAGTTGTTTGCATTCCAAACAGCATTTTGTCCATACAAAGATTGTCCTATCTTTCTATAAAAAACAGTATCTGAACCTTTTGCTATGTTATCAGTTACTGGATAAACATTACCGCTATCTGTTGAAAAAGAAGGAACATATGTTGCATAAGGACCAATTTTAGGCCAAAATAAAACCCAGCCAGAAGTATTAATTTTTGTATAAATTCTTTGAACTAATTTCCAAGCACTTGAACCTGTTGGATTTACTTTAACATAAATCTTTTTTATTGGTGACCAAGTATACTCATCTTTTTTTACATATGCTCCCAATTAAAACACCACCCATAAATCTCCAACATAACCTGACGTGTATGTTGGGGCAGATGTATGTGTACCAGATACTCCGCCACTTGAAGAATCTTGATAATAAATTCCCATGCCTAGTCTTACCATTCCATCATAAGGATCTTCAACCAGCATTCTTTGTCTTCCCAATGCACCCAAACCAAAAGACCCAGGATTGTTTTCATTTGCATATGTATGATAATAACCAGAAGAATTTGTGTTTCCCTGAATAGGCATTCCAAATATATTAAGTCCACGGTTTGTAGGATTTAAAATAATTTTAGAACCTGCTCCATATGTGTTTGCTCTAATACCTGCACCGTCTCCTGAATAACCACTATAAACTGTATCAAGATAAGTATAACTAGTTTTTGAACCAATTATATTAATTGAACCTGTACCTTGATATTGTATATAACTATCAAAACTTCCCATAATAAAAGAACCCGAACTATCAAAATAATAACCTGGCACACCGTCTGTTGATTGAGAAGTACTACTTACATTAACCCCTGTAGAACTTGTTCTAGATTTTAAAACACCAGTAATTGTTGCTCCTACTGCTGTTAATACACCACCGTGGGTAACTGTAAAGTTTGCTGTGCTTGGATTTAATGTTCCACTTGTTATTGCATAGCCAGATCCAGTGCCACTTGCACCACTAATTACTACACCATTTTGATTTGAGTCTGCTGCAAGAACAGTAATCGTTTCTGTGTTAGAACTTAATGTTATTTTATTAGAAGAAATTGTTGTTGCATTATCATTTCCAGTAATTACCCAGCCATGTGCTGCATCTTTTCCAAGTAATGCTTGCCAAGTTTGAAATGTATATGCCCCTGCTAAAGGTGTAGAAAAAATTGCTGTTGTTGGAGCAGCGTTTGAACCATCATATGCATATATACCAGTTGACCTAAACATAACTCTTGAACCAGAGGTTTGTGTTGCCCCTGAAGAATAGGCTCCTAAAATACCATTTGTTCCAACAAGATTTACATTGCCCGTGAAGTTTCCAGACACAGCCGTAATATCTCCAGATATTGTTGCAGATGTTGCTTTCATATTTCCCTGAGCATCTACTGCAAATGGAGAATTACTATATGTTGAACCGCCAATAGTTAATGTTGTATTATCTGTGCCGTTACCATAAATACTAATGCTTCTTGCTATAACAGCACCTTGAGGTGTTACTGAAAATTTAGCAAGTGAATCTCCACCGTTTGTTGTTGAGCCTGCCCAAAATGAATAATTACCGCTAGCTGCCATACCAACATAATTTGATGATGTACCTAATGTATTTTGTATTCTATCTGTTCCAATAATCCAATTAGCAATTTTTGCGTTTTGAGTTTCAAACGTATAAGAATGCCCATTATTATCATTTGAAATAATAGAAGTAGTTGGTGCCGTTGAAGATGTAGAACCTGCATCAAAAGCAAATATTCCAGAATAAGACCCGTCTAATGATGAACCAAGTACTACTCTTGCACCTGTTGTTTTTGTTGCACCTGAACCATTACCTACCCATATTGCACCATTTGGCGATCCAACTTGTACTGCATTTGCAATAACAGACTGAGACGGATTTATTGGAAAAGCTAAGTAAGTATTTGATGGCATAGAGTTGTTGTCAAAATTATCATAATAAACAACAACAATATATTGTGTTTGATATATGTTAGAAAAAATATTTGCAGCAGTTGTTCCAGAATACACCAATGCTTGCATATGATAAAACCCAGAAGCTTGTCCAGTCAATGGTTTGCTTAATGTTACTGTATATGTTGGCCCCAAACCATTAATTGCCGTAACATATGTATTTGGCTGTATATTTGTACCAGTAATTAATTGACCTTCACAATATGTTGGATCAATTGTTTGTCCATCTTCTCCTGTCCAATTTTTTAAAACAATTGTTGTAGCTCCATTTGCTCCACCAGACGACCACTCTGCGTCCATATAATCGTGAAGATCTGTCATCATTGAAATCATCATTGATGGGTCAACAAAATATTCGTAAACTTCTGCATAATCTGCTTCATATTTTGAAAGGTCAAATTGAACAGAAAAACCATCAATAACGTTTGAAACTGTTGCAGTTGGTGTTACACCTGCTAATGGATTAGTTCTTGTAAAAGTTGATATATCTATAACTGTTGTACTAGCTGATCCTACGTTAGATATGGCATCAATATGTGCTTGAAAAGAAGAGTAGTTCTTTCCAAAAATTCCTACAATTTGTGCATTTGTAATAGTTCCTGATGTTTGTCCACTGGATATAGGTATATAAAAATATCCATATAGTCCCGCACTAATACTTCCATTTTGTACTGGTACAAGTTTTACTCTTAAAGTATTACCCGCATTTGAAGCTGGCATTACCCAAGTAATAACAATATCTTTACCTGACCAAGTTGCTGTAGCTGATGTAAAATTATCTGGAGGAGTTAAGTTTGTAGGATTAACAGCGTCTGGCGTAGTATCAACATAAGTTGAAGCAACTGATCTTCCTCCTGATGTAGATTCAGAATAAGCTCTAATCCATCTATGTGCGCCGTCTAAAGCAAGAATATTTAATGGTGTTGTTTTTGTAGCAGGTGCTATTTGATTCCAAGTAGAAGTTCCTGCTGTGTCTGCTGCTTGTACTTGAGTTAAATTATTATTAGTAATATATTCTTGAACAATTACATCTCCAAAATCAGCATAAGTTTGAAGTGTTGCAAGATTTGTTATTGAAACAGAATAAGAACCTGTAGAGTGTGATGCAGTTATGACTGGGACTGGAAGATCACAGGTATAAGCAAATGTGTTTGATTCTACATAGCCATTTGTATATATAGATGCAAATGTTGCAAGCTCTACTTTTGTAAATACCGTTGTATTACCCACACCTGTTTCGCTAAGAAAATATGGAGTTAGCTTTACTGTTTGAGAAGAGCCAGATGTGCTTAAAAGATCTTTAGAAAATGAGCTAACAAGAGAAAGATATGTATTTGTTACTGAACTATAAACTTTAAAAAGTATATGTGTAAAAGAAGCATTTAAAGTATCTGATAAATCAAAGGTAAAATTAACAACGATTGTATCACCAACATAAGAAGCTGTAAGACCTGTTACTTGCAATGGTGCATTTGCTTGTGTAAATTGACCGTTGTTAGTTGCAATTACACCAAGTGAGCTATCTGTTCCTGTAATTTGATTTAAAGCATTTAAATTATTTCCTGCAAGAGTTGCAGAACTTAAAGCAGATAAAGAAACCGCAGATAAGTTTACAGGATTAATTTCAGCATTACTTCTTGCATAAGTAATACCTGCATTAGTTCTTTTTAAACGTGGGTCATTAACATCAATAAAAAGCGTAGGCTTTTTACTTGCTTTGTTACTACCTTCTGGTGTAGCTTTCATTGCACCTCCCTACTGTCTTGGACCTATTGCCATCCAATTTACATAAACATAAAGAGTGGAACCAATTGCTTTATTTGTTCCAGTTCTAAATAGTCTATAATAAAAACTTGTAGGGGTTACATTATAAACCTGTAATACTAAATCATCTAAGGTTGTACCTACTTGAGCACCACCGCTAGGATTTCCCGTAAATACTGTTGCGGTAACAACTGGTGTGGCAGCAAAAGAATTTACTCCTGTGTTTGTGTCTGCAAATGTAACTTGATTATAATAAACTGTTGGTGTTGTAGCATTATCTGGGGTAAATACACCTTGCCCACCCGCTCTACCAAAAATAATTGCTTGAGTGCCAGAGTCAAACTGGTGTGAGAATCCAAGGTTTGTATTCCAGTCTACTGTGCTGGAAATACCAAAATTGTTGGTAATTGATGCAAGGCTGTCGCTATGTTGATTGACAACATTGATTACCTGGTGCCATGCTGCAATATCTATGATATTTGGATCTGATATTTTAATATAGGACATTTATCCACCTTTTCTTATTTATGTATAAATTATACCATTTTTGGGTCATTTTAGTAAGTTACTCCCTTGTCAACTTGATTAAGGACTAATGTAGTCTTTAAGCCTTGATTAAAAGCATGGGTAACTGAGTGAACTGCATACTTTTGTTGATTAATCTTTGATAAAGAATAATTAACTGTAATAACATCTCCCACCTGTATCAAAGGATTACCAAAAATTTGAATTGTTGTATCTTTTGAAAAACCTTCAAAACCTTTTTGGATAACAGATAAAAGCTTGCCTGCTGCTTCGGGGGATTGAATCCAAATAGAATCTACTTGTGCAACTTCAGTTATATTAGATCTATCTGTAATTTTTTCTAAAATTTGAGGATCTGACGGTCCAATAATTTCATGTGTCCAAAGGGTAAATCTAGAGTCTACTTGAACGTTAGAATCTGGTTTACGAGATAAATAAACCATTTGATTTGAATTATTAGTTACTGCCATCTTTGCTCTAAACCCAGTATTTAATGGTGTAGAAAATGCTAGTCCATATTCATCAATGATCTGTGCTTGTTTAAATCCTTGATCAGATACTTCTGGACCAGGGTAGTACTGCATAAGGTACCCGCCCCAATATGAATCAACAGTGACCGCTGCTGGGTTTGTATATTGAACATCATAAACATTTAATCCAACAATTTCAGGGTTTGTTTGAATAATAAAGTTTTTATATTTTCCAAAAATATTTTGTTTTTGTACTAATCCATTTAAAAATTCTCTATCTTGATACCAATAATTTACACTACGTTCGATTAAAGGCTTTTCACAAGCATAAATTTCTCTTACGCTTGAAATCATTGTTGATGAACTGGTTGAGCCAGACACTGTGTGATAGCCTACTAATCCAAATGGGTATGTTGATGTGCAATACCCAAAATATGTGCCTGTTGTATTTATAGCTGAACTACTTAACTTAATACTCTTTTTAACACTAGTGACAGCATTTTTACTTAAAGATGTCCAAGTGCTACTTCCAAAATATGAATTTGTTGAACCGCCAGGAACATTCCATCCAGTTATTTGAATATTGTTTAAGAAAACTTTAAGTAGTTCTCCTGAATCTTCGCCCAATGAATTTGTTGCAGCTGTACCATCTGAAGTCCAGTGCGTTGCTCTTAAATGATATACGTTATCTGATACTGCATTATATGTGTTTGTACCTTTTACAAATACTTTTTCAAAATTCTTTTGTATTGAATTAATAGTACCCGTAACATCTGCCCAAGCTATTTGAGATAATGTTCCACCTGTCATTTTTGAAACAGAAACTAACCATTGATATTTTGGTGGGTTATAAACAGTATAAAATGGGCCTGCTCCAGTATTGTTTATTTGATTATAAAATAACAGCTCTACAAAATAACTACCTTCTGTAGTTGATCCATTGTTATTAAAGAAAAGGCCTGCTGTTCCCATCTGTTGGCCAATGCCAGTATCAAAATCAAATTTAACAGAATAAGTTTTATATCCTAGATCTGTTGTTGAAGGATAAACTAAACATTTTGTTGCAGGCGGTGCGGTTACTGAAATCTTTTTAACACTTGGTAACTTTGAATAAAAATCTGTATTGTTTTTTATTGTTGTTCTAGAACCACCAGTACTCATAACATTGCTAGAATTAATTGATGCTTCAAGTAAACCTTTACTTCCTAATGAAGTAATTAATGCATGTGAAGAGGGTACTGTTCCAAATTGACCTCTTTGAACATTGGTGATTCTTCCAGTTGGGGTTACTACTACATCATAATCTGCAGATACTACTGCTTCTCCACCGCTTACGTATGCTGCTGTTGTGGTTCCTTTTACTGTAAATGAATTTGCATTAGCAGAAGTAATTTTTCCTATTCCAGTATATGTTGATGGATTTGTACCAGATACTGAAACTTTTTGGCCTGCTACAAAATTATTGCTTGCTGTAAAAGTAATGCTGGTTCCATTTCCAACTGCACTAGTTACTGTAGCCCAATTTGTAACCAATCCTGTTGCATACTTTTTTGTAAATTTATTTATTTCTGAAGAAAGCTCTAAATCATTTTTTACAGATACTGTAACAGAATTTGTTGAATTAGATAAAGTGTATTCTTTATAAACAAAAGAAACTAATTCATTTTCAATAACTGCATACCCATTGCTATTAAGTGTAAATGTATGAAATAAATCAAGAAAATCATTTTGATTAATTGAAAATGAGCTATCCGTTTCTGCCATGTTTGAATATAGGTAATTAAATCCTACAGAATCTGTAGTTTCTTGAGACCACATAATGTCGTTTGACGTGGTATAAATAAATGATGGTGAATTTTTGATGGCTGGATCTGAAGCATTTTGTAATGCTGCACTTTGTTTAATCTTTGGAGATTGATATCTTAAAGATATCTTGCCAGGCTTAGCCTTGTTTACAACAGTATATCCACCTTGATGAATGCTGGATTCAGATATGGTCATTGTTGAACTTTGATTGTTTAATATTTGAGACAAGCTTTTAAACTTCATAATGCCGTACTCGTCTATGTAGGCTCCTATTTGATATGCTAAAAATATCTCTGCTAGGGTATCAACAATTGTTGTGTCCCGTCCATTAGTATAAAAGTAAGCAAGGTCTAATGGCGTTGCTTTGTCTGTACAGACTTGATATAAAGAATCTACATCGTAATCCGTAAACCCAGACAAGTCAAGCATATTTGTTATAACATCAAATACTGGTTTTAAACTTCCAACATAATCAGATACTGCTGTTGTTTGAAGGTATCTTGTAATATCGTAAGCAACAATTTTAACATCTTTAATATCTGTTTCGTCCCATGAATCTGAATAAAATATTCCCGCTGGGATTATAGTGCTAGTTAAATGAAAACCTGTTGGATCAACATATGATTTTAATTTCCAATTAACATAAAGCTTAATATTTTTTCTTAACATATTAGAAAGCACATTTGTTGAAAGATTGCTTTGGCTAGAAAAAATAGGAACAAAACCATTGTTAAGTGAAATTGGAATTGCTGATAAATTAATTGTTGCATCATCTGCATTTATAGAAGAAATTGGTACAAAGTTATTTTTACTATCTAATGATTTATTAATATTAACATCTTTTACAAAATCAGTTAAATCAATTTCTAATCTAGGAGATAGCTCAACAAGTTGCATTCTTGTTGAATCAGATGTAAAACTTGAGTTTGAATAAGAAGAAAAGCTTGAATTAATTGTTTGAGATATTTGGGTAATAGATATTTTTTTAAATGATGTATAGTTTGTAAGAACACCAGTTGAATCAAAATGTGGCATTGTAGACCAGCGTGTTGTAGTCCAAGCTGTGCCTGTCCAATATAAAGTAACTACTCCTGTACACACCCCGTCAGCATTTGTTGGCGGTGTAATTGACGTGCTACCGTCTACGGTAATTATTGATCCATCAATATATAAATTAAAAGTTGGGACCGTAATTAATGTATTAAATTTAATTACAATTTTATTAGTATTAATATTTTGACTATACATTGCAGCAATTTGTCTAGTTGTATTATCAGAAACAAAATATTTATATGTAGACATTTCACTTGGCAAAGCATTTTTTAATAAAGCAACTGGGGGTGCAGTAATTGTAAAATTAGGATTTTGAATAATTGAACTAACTGGTGTATAAGTAGTTGGTTCATTACTAATTAAAGTAGAGTTAACTTTTCTAAATTGAGAAGGTATTGTGATATTTGTATTACCAGACGGTACGTACGATTCACCTGGTCTAAAATAAGTAAATGCTGATTCAGTAGGCCACATTGAATGGTACTGGTAATCAAAAAATGTTGTTTGATAAATTTCTGGGATAGTATAATAAACTGCAGTTGGAGTCATATCTGAATCTAAAGAGTTAGCGTTAATTGTATAAGTTAAAGAAGATATAATATCTGAAGAATTTTGTCCTCCTACATAAGTTTCAATTTTTGTCCAACCGTAAGAATTAACTTCTTCTGTTTGTGATCCGTACTGAGTTGATGATCCTTTTGCATAGCAATTAACTAAAATAGGAGTAGGGTTTGTAGTTTTAACATATGTAACAATTTTATATGCAGCACAGCTTAATGAACTTGCTGTGTAAGAAATACTTTGACTTGCTGTATTTTGACCAATAGTTAAATAAAATGCATAAACATCAAAACCTGGAATAGTTGAATCTACTCCTATATGATTAATTGACGATGATGATCCAGAAGATATGGTTGGAGTTATTAAAGTTCCCGTCCCAGCTACTGTCATGTATGGGGTATTAAAAAGATTATGATTCCATTCTGCTGAAACAATAGGCTGAAGTTCAATAGAGTTAGAATTTAAAAATACGCTGGAGTCAACATTAGTTAGCATTAGATCTCCGTAAATTCTATAGTAAGATTTACGTAGTCGTACCCTGCTCTTCTTTTTGTGACATCATATGAAAATGTTGTCATAAATGCATTGTAAACCTGACCCGTAGTTGATTTAGAATCCACATAACTGTTAGCTACTGGAATTGAATTTGCTTGTGGTGTATCAAGTGCATACATTAATTTAACATAAATTGGGTTAAACGAATTACCTTCATAAAAAGCTTTAAGCCAAGCAGCACCCAATGAACCGCTTGCATAGTCAACAAGATTTGAATCTAATGTTGGAAAGTCTTTCCAATCTACCTTAATAACAAATTTACGGGCTACGATAAACTTTCTTAAAGTTCCATTTGCCATTCTATCTGTAGATTCAATAAGATTATATGTAACACCTATAGGTTGGCGATTGTGATCTGAAAGTTTATACCAAACCATGTTTGATGGAACTGTTGTGGTTTGTCCGTTTGAGTCAAGCCCTAATGATACTTGAACTCCTTGAGGAATTGAATAACTCATTTATGCACCGCCACTGGTTTACCGTTAGTTGTTGTTTTAGCTGCTGCAACACCCGCCATTGTTCCCTTTTGAGCTTGTGCTGCAACTGCTGTTGCAATCTGTTGAGGATTCTCAAGACTGCTAATTGTAATATTATTCTGTACAGTAATTGTACCAGTTCCTGCATTGTTGGCAGCAAGTCTAGAAAATCCTGCAACCTTTTTAATTGAAGGATCAATTGCTTTGCTTCCATTTGCAATTGCATCATTAAGGTCTGCAAGTGCAGTAGCAAATTCATCTGCTCTTAACTGAATTTTATCAACTGTAGCTTGCATTTGATTTTCTTTTGTAGTTGCATTAAAATCTACACCAAGATTTACAGATGCTTGTTTAAATTCTGCAGCACCTAAATAGTTACCGCTCATAAGTGCAGTCTTTTGATCTTGCATTAAACTAAATCTTTGATTTTCATAATCAAGAATACGCTTTGCTTCTGCTGCTTGTTGCTTATAAGTTTTAAGTTGTTCATTAAGTCCTTTAAGAACAACATTCTCATCTTTTTGTCTTGCTTCAAGAAGCTTTTTCATTTCTTTTTGTGCTGTAGTTCCAGAGAATATGGATGTTGAACCACTTCCTCCTCCACCGCCTCCGCCACCTGCTCCACCTGCTCCAGGTGTTGTTGCTAAAGAACCAGCAATTGATTTATTAATTGCTGCCATGTCTGCTGCAACTGCTTTAAGGTCGCCTTTCTTTTGATCAGCAACAAGCTTATCAATCATCTTTGTAGAATTTGGATCTTTTTCAAGAGCAATAATTTGACTTAGTGTAAGTCCCATATTGGACATAGTTGTAATACTCTTTGACAACACATCATTTGCATCTCCAGCTTTCTTTGACTGGTTTTGAATTGCCATAGCATACATCTTTGCACCCGCTGTGGTGTCATAATAACTTCCTTGAATAGCTTTAATCTTTGCATTATAATCATCAAGA